GTTGCAACCTTTACAGTGACAGCAACAGACGTACCCGTTGCAAGTTCTTTATTAACACCTTGGAGCAAGGCGGTTGTGTTAAATGGAGCTAATGAATATCTTTATCAAGTAAGTAATAGTAACTCCTTTAATATTATGAATATGGGAGGTATGAATAACGATGTGTGGGGAGCTAACAATGGTAAAACATCTACAGACACAGATGCTAGACCTTGGAGCATTTCTCAAGTAGTCTACATAGATAACTCTCAACCTCAATGTTATTTTTCACAGGCTGAAAATTATGCTAATGATAGAATCTCATTAAGTACTCACGAGACAGGAGCTAATTCTAAGATAGAGTTCTATTGGGGGCGCTCTACAGGTACAAACGGAGCTAACAGTAATGGGTGTCAATTCTTATTTGATAAGCCTGCTGATGGTTGGTATGGATACTATATTGATACTACGGGATTTAGACCAAATCAGACTCAATCGACTACAGCCGCCTTAGCTGATAACTTCAGATTTAAGCAAGTTAATTTATCAACGGGAGTTGTAAGTGATATTACAGGTACGTGGACAATAGTTGGTGATGGTAGATTAAACAGAAGTCTTAATGGTGATTTCTATATAGGTAGAGAATCTAGTGCTACCTTTAATAGTAATCACTCTTTGAAAGTAGCGGCTACATTAGTATCTACATTAAAAAGAGACTTCTTATTACCTGACGATACAGAAATTTCTATGCAAGTAAGAGACCCTCAACAATGGGTTATTGATTATAGGGATGGAACTCAGCAGAGACTAGCATACAATAACACTCCATATTCTTTTGATACATATCCCGAAAGATGTGTTTCTTTGTGGCTGATGGGTGATGGTGCTAGTGATAGTTATTCTAATAATGTCAGAAATGATGTAAAACAAGCCGACCAAAACTATACGATGTTAAGGCTTCAAAATATGGTATCTAATGATATTGAGACTGTAAATATAACTGGATTAAGTTAACACAACAACCCTCTTTAATTAGGGGGTTAATATTTAAAATATGAATAAAAGATTACCAGATAAGTGGATAAGGAAAGCAGTACACACAGCCATCAACAATATGGTTGTGGATGGAAATACGATACCATGCTACGATACTAGAACACCTACTAAAAACACACAGTCTAAGTTTTATGTAATAATGAGTACTCAAACAAATTCGGTACTCAAACTTAATAAGTGTGAAGACTTTTGGGAGAGTTCTATTTTATTAGACATTATAACATCTTACAAAGGTGTTTCAAACCCTGGCAGTAGATTGTTAGCTGATAATATACTAGACAGCGTAATAAGTTTAACGGATAACTTGGTTTTAGATGTTGCAAGTGGGTTAAGTATTATATTTCAAACTGAAAACGGTATAAATGATATATCATCTATAACTGGAACAGAGAATATATTTAGGAAATTAATACGAATAGAATTAACTATAAAATAAATCTATACAAAAAACAATTATAATAGATTATTTTTATTATATTTGTCATTATTATAATAATTAAAAAAAAAGAATATGAGTACATTTATTAAAGGTGATGCGATTATATTGTCTATTTGGGATGATGTTTCTGCGTATGAGCCTGTTGCTTGCTTAACGTCTAATTCGTTATCTGAAACAACAAATATTATTGAGAGTCAAACTAAGTGTTCTCCAGGTGTTATCGAAAAAGGTGTAGGTAGTTATGCTTATGAAATTAGCGCAGATGGTCAATACATTGATACAACTTCTGCTGGTGGGGTTCTTACTTCTGTTTCACACGATAAACTTAGAGGCTATCAAGGTTTTGTAAAAGAATGGAAGATTAGCACAGGATTAACTGACACAGTAGCTTACTACGGTAGTGGTGTTATTTCTAGTTTAGAGTTATCAGCAGATGCAGGTGATTCATTCGCTACATTTACCTGTTCAATCGCTGGAGATGGTGTGATAGTAACTGTAGCTCCAAACCCATAATAAATTAATCAAACAATAAATAGAATACAATGAAACAATTTTTAGATTTAAAACTTGGCGGTAAAAGTAGACGTTTTACTTTCGGTGTGGTTTTTATAGGCGAGGTATTAGAGGATTTAGATTTAGACTTTAACGAGTTGATTACTAAAATGACTAAGAACACTTTTAAATATGTTCCTGTACTAATGTATCACAGTTTAGTTAACTCTTACTTAAAAGATAATAAAGAATTAGATTTCGGTAAGCAAGATGTTAACAACTGGATAGATTCAGAGGATAATTTAGGAGTAGATAAGATACTATCTTTTGTAAATGCGTTTATCGCTTCAACAAATAATAGTATTTCAGAAGATAATTTATCTGAATCTGAAAGTGAGTCAAAAAAAAAATAGATTGGAGTAAAGATGTTATTTCGATTTGTTTCGGTGAATTAGGAATAGCAGACTATGAATATCTATATACAATGACATTAGCCGAGTTTAATATTCGGCTTTTTTCGTATAGAAGATTAGAGCGAAATAAGAAAATATTAGTAAGAGAAATAGCTTGGGCGGCTACAATAGGGAGTCATTTAGACCCTAAGAAGTTACCTAAATCTAAAGAAAAGTTTATGCCTATTGGTAATGATGTTAGAATTTCAAGGGAACACCAAGAAAGAATAAACCAAACTATGCTAAAAGCTGTACAAGAATATAACGATAATAAAAAGAAGTAAATGGCTCAATTAGAAGTTGGTATTGGTGCGAATCCTAAAGGATTGCAAAAGGGAATAAAGACTGCTGTAAGTGCTATTGATGTGCTACAGAAAAAGAACGAAGAGTTACAAGCTTCACTAAAAAAGAACGTTACAAACTCAGTAAAAGTATCTTCTTCTATAGCTAAAATATCAAAGCAATTCAAAGATGGTGCAATAAGTTCTAAGTCTTTTAAATCTCAACTATCAAAACTTAATACTACTGAATACAATTTATCCAACCAAAACAAGAAGCTATCAGCAAGTTTATCACAGGTAAATAAGCAGACTAATCAGCTAGGCGGTAACAAAGGAATGGGTAAGTTAGCTAAAGGTGCTGCTAATGGCTCTTCTGCTATGACTGCTTTTAGTAGAACCGTTCAAGATGCCCCTTTCGGTATAATGGGTGTTTCAAATAATATTACAAACCTTACGGAACAATTTGGCTACTTAAAGAAAAGAACAGGTAGTACAGGAGGTGCTTTAAAGGCGATGCTAAAGGACTTAAAAGGGTTTGGAGGTATTACGTTAGCTATATCATTAGTTACTTCTTTAATGCTTGTTTTTGGTGATACATTGTTTAAAACAAAAGACAAAGCTAAAGCACTAAAAGAAGAGCAAGAAAGACTAACAAATGCTTTAAGTGATTATGTAAATGGATTAGAAGCTGTTGAACAAGCTAGCTTAAAAGGGGTTAAATCGGCTCAAAAAGAATCTATTAGTTTACGATTATTAAGAGGTCAGGCGGAAGATGTAAATACATCAATGAACGACAGGGTTAAAGCTGTAAATGAACTACAAAGAATATATCCTACCTATCTAGGTAATGTAAGTAAAGAGAAGATATTAAATGGTGAGGTCACTACAACGTTTAACACACTAACAATAAGCATATTAAAAAGAGCGAAAGCAACAGCTTCATTAAATCAAATTGTAAAGAATAGTGAAAAACTACTTACGTTAGAAAGCCAACAATCAGCTAAAAACCAAGAATTAGATAAGAAAAAACAGGATTTCATAAAAAAGTATGGAAAAACGTATAGTGATGTAATGAAAAATGTTGGTGGTGAGATAAGTAGCGTTAATGCGCTTACTTCTCCATTACTTGTTGGAATAACATCAATAACTAAGGAGTTAAATAATCTAAACGGAGAAATACAGAATATTGAATTAAATAATATAGATTTAGAGAAAGCAGTTGGTGATTTAGGTGGTGTTCCTGTTAAGATTGATTTAGTCCCCAAGACAGAGGATAATATAAAAATAAAGTCTGATTTCGAGTTAGAAAGCGGTGCGTCAATTGTAGGGATAGAAGATACTTTTAATAATATATTAAGCGGAACGTCTAAAGCTAGTGAGTTATTCAGAGAAGAATTTAAGAAGCAGAATACTCTAGAAATACCACCAATAGTCTTGACACCTTTTGAAATGAGTCAATTAGAACTTAAGGTTAGAATAAAGGAGTTAAACGAGACGATGTCAAATATAATGAATCAAGGCACTTTTGATGCATTAGCTAATTTAGGTAGCGCAATGGGTAATGCTCTAGGAAGTGGCGGGAATGTTTTAGAAGCTGCTGGAAATGCTTTATTAGGGTCTTTAGGTAGTATAATGGTTAAATATGGTAAACTTATTTTAGCGTTTGGTTTAGCAAGTGAGGGATTGAAAGCTGCAATGAAGAATCCATTTGGAGGAGGTGCTGCTGCGGTTGTTGCTGGTATTGCTTTAATTGCAATTGGTAGTGCTATAAGTAGTTTCGCTAGTAGTACTTCATCAGGTGCTAGTTCTAGCGGTGTTTCTTCAAGTGGAGGAAGTGGAAGCTCAAACAATCAAGTTAGTTCTAATAGCGGCTTTAGTAGTGGTATAAGCTCTGGTAGTTCAGGAGGGACTGTTGTTTTTGAAATAGCGGGTACTAAATTAGTAGGCATTTTGTCAAACACGTTAAGGAGAAATAATAGTTTAGGCGGTGGGCTAGGATTAACCTAGTCGCATTTGTAGATTTTATACTGAATTAATTTATTTGAGCTTGAATATTTACGAGCAAAAACAAATCCATTATCGTCACAATCTATAGAGACGTTAGTTACACCTCTAACCAAGTGAATTCCATTAGTGGTTACTTGAACTAAGTTTATTTTACAATTACAGTTTTCATCTTCTAAGATAGGTTCGAAAACAGTATCTTTAGAACATGATGCGAATACGATTAATGTGATTAGTAGTTTTTTCATAATACAAATATATAAAATAAAAATAGAATGGCGAATAGATTAGTAATAACTTTTACAGATGTAGTTCAATCAATAGGATTTTTAGACGTAACAGCGTCAGATGTTACTAGCTTTGTATTTACTACTCCATCATTGCAGGGGGAAATTGAAGTAATGAGCTCCGTCAATCTACAAGCACAAGAATTTTTTACTAGATTCAATACGTACTACAACGGAACAGCAGATTATGAGACTTATGTAGAAGATAACGTTGTTTACATCGTTGACACTATCGACCAACAGCCTATATTTGATGACGCTGCTACAAATATACCAGAAGTCACTTTATTAGTTGAATCATTAGAAGAATATGGAGATTTGTATAGCGGTTCTTATACTGACTTAGAGAATATAGACCATAGTTTTGGTATTAAAAAGAAAGAATATTATGGATTTTCAAGCGTAGTTAGTGGCGCGTGTTCTTTAAGGTACGCGGATTCAGAAGATATTGATAATTCAATTATCGGAAATGGATTAACTATTTCTTTAGACGCTGACACATCTTTAACTTATGAAGATTTATACATAGATGGAGAGCGTAATTTTTTAGTTTCTTACACTAGAGATACCCAGGTGTTGTTTAATGGTTGGTTAACTCCAGAAGGCTTTTTTGAAGATTTTGTATCTGATAAATGGGTCATAACATTAGATTGTACAGATGGACTAGGTTTTTTACAAGATTTATCTTACGTGGACAGTAATGGATTATTCTACACAGGAAAACAAAGCCAATTAGAAATAATAGTTAATTGCTTAAACCGTACAGGAATATCGCAAGAAATACTAACTAATGTAGATATTTACTATAACGGATTAGCAACTACTTTAGACATTTTAGACAACGTTTATTATAATGCTGATAGATTTGTAAAAGATGATGGTGATACAATAATGAGTTGTGAAGAGGTTTTAAATGATATTCTAGAACCCTATAAAGCTACTATTATTTCATTTAATGGTCAATGGATTATATTTAAGTTAAACCAGATGTTTATAGAAGCGGATAGGGATTACTTTAAATACGATTCAACAGGATTACCTTTAACAGGTGTAGATTTTAGTAATGGTAGAACGATAGGTAGTCAAATAGATAGTTATTACCCACACCATGCAAATAATAACCAAAGCCTATCTAATAGAAAAAGTATAGGTGCTTACAGGGTTTCGTATAAGTACGGATTTGATAAGTCTATTCTAGATAACACTAGACTGTTTTGGAGTGGTAGTTCTATAGATGAGTGGACTATAAATGATATTTTAGTCGCTAGTGCTTCAGCAGGTGATTATGGAATAGATTTAGAGTTAGCTAGTCCTGTTTCTATAGGTGCTACTTCTGATGTAATTAGCTTATCTGCTGACGACGTAATAAATTATAGTGGTTCTTTTACTACTCATGGAGATGCTATTTTATTTTATTCAAAAGCAAAGCTAGTTAACGGTGGAACTACATATTATTTACTTAATAGTGGCGAATGGACAACAACAGATTCTTTTGTCGTTTATGAAAATTCAGTTAGAGTTCCTAGTGCCGTATTTCCAGAGCAGGACTACGTAGGTACAGAAGCGAGTTTAAATTTCTCAATAGATTCAGCCAAACTACCAATAAGCGGAAATTTGACAATTGAGTTCTTTGCTAGTAGAGTAGATAATACTAGTGGGGATTCTGTAGGATATGTGACAATGACAAGTATATCTATTGCAGCAGTCAGAAGTGACACTAATGTTATTGGTGAGTTCCACACAGTACAAAGAGAAGATAATCCAAGTGCAAAAGTTAAAGATGTTAAAGAAGTGAATGTTGGAGATAATCCAAGTGATTTATATCTAGGAACTATTTATAAAGCAGATGAAACCTCACCGACAATCGAATGGTTTAGAAAAGGAGTTACAGAGTCAGTACCTTTAATTAGGTTAATGAGCGAGGAGACTCTTAGGTTAAACGCTAATACTTCTAGGATTTTTACAGGTGATTGTTACGGATATTTACCGTATTACTCTACTGTCTCAATAAATAATATCACAGGGGTATTTACACCGATACAGTATAATTATGATAGTGTTACTAATATAACAGCTCTAGTTTTAAAGCAAATATTTGGAAGCGAATTAACAGATATTAATTATGAATTAACATACAATTACGGTAATACTGTTAAACCTACAATAGTAGGATAAATTTTATCTATTAAAAATGAATTATCAATAAATTTTATTTATATTTGTATTTATGTTTGTAAACGGAGGGTTTGAGTTACTTTATATAAAGTTAAATGGTGATTGGTTACCTTTTGCGTGCTTAACTGATAATTCATTTAGTGAAAGTACTGAAATGATAAGCACCACTACCAGAGACAACAGCGGTTGGGAAACATCAAGACCAACAAACCAAAGTTATGATATTTCGTTTAGTGGATTAGCTACTTTGGAATTACAAATAGCTGGTAAACTTACTCTTTGGAATTTAAAGAAGTACAAGAAAGACAGAACATTAATCGAATGGAGAATAGGGTTATCTAATTATCAATATGGAAGCGGTTATATTGTGGATTTATCTAACGAATACCCAATAGATGATAACGTTTCTTTTAGTGGCTCTATAACAGGATTTGGTATTTACTACGATTATACAGAGGTTCTGTTTGACGCATATAAAGCTAGAGTATTAGCGTTAAGTGGTGGTGAGTTAGAGTCTGATAGTTGTTTAATAAATTACATAAATAGTATATTATAATGAGTAAATATAGCGACGCAAGTTTAATACTTCCAGAGGGTGCTGGTAGAGCTACAGGTCTATTGCCTGTATTAAAACCAACAGATGGCACAGGTGATTTTACAGTATCGAGAAACACAGTTTGCCAAGAGATAAACAGCGTTGGCGATAGTGTAGATGTTGCGGTAAACGTGCCTAGATATGATTTTAAAGCACCTTATGTAGTGCCTGTAGATAATAGTTATTATGCTTTTAACGGAGCTAACTCGGCTGAAATATCAGATAATAGTAGATTTAATTTCGGTTCAGGAAATGGCTCTTTAACTTATTTTTTCACATACGATGGGTCAACAGATGCTAGAATAGGAAGGTATCAAAACGGGTCTAATAGGTCATTCTTTAATTACAATGCCACTACTGGGTCTTTTTACTATATTTTAGGTGGTTCTGCGGTTATAAATATAGGGTTCAATGAGACGTGGGTAATTGGAACAGTTTACGAAGTTTCTATTGTTATAGTGAATGGTGCTTCGAATACTGTTTATATTAATAACGTATCTAAAGCACTAACTACTAATGTTTTTACTGGTGGTGTATTGGATTTAATAGCTGATTATAGATTATATGCCTACTCAAGCTCTGTAGATTATAGAGGTGGCGGTGACTTATTTAAGGTTTATCAAGATAATTACGCTTTATCAGCACAAGAAGTTGCATACAGATACAACGGTTTACCAATACCTGATAAATATGTAGGGGCTAATAATGTGGATATAGCTATCGGATGGGATTTTACGAATTGGACAGCAGAGACAGGTACAACTATTGACGATTTAGATTCTTTCTCTACGGCTCTAGCTCCATCTGGTATCTTAAAAGATTTATCTATGGTGGTGGGTTATTCTTATAGGGTTATTTTTGAGGGAACAACTTCTTCACCATCAACTAATATAGAGTCATTATCTGGTGATGTTTATGGGTCTGTATCGGGGTCGTTTACAGATAGTTTTGAGTTCACAGCAATAGACTCTAGTATTGTCATGAGCAACTCAGGGTTGGGTACTACAGATATAACTAAGTTTGAGTTAATTAAGTTAGGTAATACTTTAAACCTATCAAAAGGTAAAACAGCATCAACTTGGTATGATTTAGACCATGATATTCAAGGAGCAGTTACAGGAGCTACTTTAAACGATAGTACAGACTTTGGAAACAATGTACACGAAACAGAAACTTGTCCTGTATTATTAACAGAGCCGGGTTTTACGAATTACTTTATAAATAGCGCAACACCTGTAACACAAACAATTACAACAGTTGTAGGAACTGAATACACTATTAACTGTAAAGGAGTTGGCTACATAACTTATGATGAAGTAGGTGGAAACGGAATGGGTGGGACAGTAACAGAAGTTTATCCAAGTACATATACGGCAACAGCTACAAGCGTAACAGTTACTTTAGTAGGTGGTCATGCTTTTGATTTTGTGCAATTATCTAACACTAGTTACGCAATGAACCATGTTCCGACAGCAGGCGAAAG